GATACACTACCTATTGTTCTTCACGCAGAGGCTAACGCCATAACTAAATTGGCTAAAAGCACTATAAGTTCGGAGGGATCAACTCTGTATGTTACACTCTCTCCCTGCTTAGGATGTGCAAAGCTAATTATACAGGCGGGTATCAGAAGAATAGTTTTTAACGAGATGTATAGAAACACTGATGCCTTTGATCTATTCCGGATGGCTGGGATAGAGATAGTACAAATAATTTTAAATAAAACAGAGTAATGGCCAAAAACATTCAAGAACTAGCAGAAGCATTCCTAAAATCATCAGATGAAAAAGACTTTATAGATTTATACAAAAGATTAAAACCAGGACTACTAAATCATTGTAGGTCAATCTTAATCGACGAAGAAACATCTGAAGATGCTTTTTCCAACACTATGGCCAAAATATGGACTAAAATGGCTCAATATGATCCATTAAGAGGAAATTTCTCTACATGGGCATACAATATAGCCAGAAATGAATCCCTACTAATTAAAAAAACAAAGGGGCGATATATGCCTCTGATAACGGAGTCGGCCAGAGCGAATGACTCCGACGATGATCTTATATCATCATCAAATGAATGCTATGTTGAGCCCGACTGGGACCTCTCAAGTAAATACGGAGAATTAGATTCTCTTTACGATAACGTTGTATATAAAATGAGGGATCTTCCAGAAATCTATAAAGAGATTCTAATAGATAGAGAGATCAACAAAATGAAATACCAGGAAATAGCAGAAAAGCACAACATGAAAAAAAGAGCAGTTGCTACCCGGATCAGAAGGGCAAGACTGAAAGTTAGAGAAATGTTTCCTGGAGCAAAACTATACTTTACCGATTAAATTATTTTTCATATGAAGCTACCTTTTTTCACGGTAATTAGAGACATTAATAATTACCTATTTCTCAGAAAAACAATCAAGACAGAGAGTAAAACTCTTGTGTGGCAGAAATTTAATCTTAGATACGATTGGTTAGGAAGGATATACACAGTGGTTAATTTGCCGCCAGAAGTAACTCTTTCACCCGATGCACCAGAAGAAATTCGGCCAGCTTATGTTCTTGAAGAAACCAGACAAATCAATGAGTATCTAACTGGGCTAAATCTTCACGAAATAATTATGCCCGAGTTTAAGCCATTAGAAGGCGGAGAGTCGTATCTTGTAATATACTATCCGGTTTTTCAGAAGCTATCATTAACATGGATCCTGTCCAGAATAGGACTTATATTTTTAGCTTGGTGGCTGGAGAAGAAGTTTTCTCTTTTTTCCCTTGGATTACATAAGGCGTATGATCTTCTTATGGTCCTTATAGATTTTATCAAGGTTTAATGTCTAATATAGAAAGAAGAGCATATCCATGGGGAAGAGCCTATGTGGTTCAACAAAATGGAGAAGAATTAATTTTTCCGTCCGTAACTACTGTTCTTAAATTACTCGAGAACGAGAAGTATGTAAGGCTGAGGCAAGAATTTGGGGAAGAAAAATGGGATAAGATCCTGGCAAATGCAGCAGAAAGAGGCACTATTATGCACCGTATGCTTGAATTATTTCTTCTTGAATGGGATAAATCAAGAGATGTTGAAAAAGCTCTTAAAGCGGCTCAAGAATACGCAATAGAGGAGGCTAACAATTCAGACGCATCAAGGCTAAAGATAGTCAACAAGGCTCGCAATCTTTTTTGGAACTTCTATCATGATAGATTCTGGGAGTCCATCTCAGAAATAGTAGATAATGAGGTTTTTCTCTGGACCCAATTCAAAGGGGGATGGGCGGGAGCTTCGGATTTCGTGTTCAGAAATCTCGAAAAGAGGTTGGTCGTTGATGATTTTAAATCATCTACCAACGAAAAAGAAGAGGAGGATATACTTGGATACAAACTTCAGATAGCTGCATATATGTTCATGTGTGCGGAAAAATATCAAGAAATTCCCGCGATGGGAAGGATAAGGGTATCCAATGAGAACTCGGACCAGATCCAAACATTTATTGTTCATGACTATGAACTCAAAGAATACCTAAAAATCTTTTTGGATTTACTTGAAAAATTTAGGGCTAACCACATGAATTTGGAAACTATCTGAGATAATCAATCTAAAAATCATAAAGATATAAAAAAATGGAAACAGAAGCTAAAGTAATTTCTATGGAACAAGCAGCTCCTAAAATAGACGAGAAAAAAGTCAAAGATCTCACAACTAAATTTGAGAAAAAGAAGAAAGAGGTAGCAGCCAAACTTTACGCAATTAAAATGAGTAAGGAGGATTTCTCAACGTATTCTAAGTTCTTCAAGAATGAGGTTGAATGGGTTGGTAAGCAAGCTCTTGGTGTTGTTGAAATCAACAAAAGAATTGCAGAGATAGAGAAAGAGGGAATCAAGGACGGGGTAATATACCTCAAAAATCTGGAAATTGAAGCATCTCACTTCTTTCTCAACACACATAAAGGTAAGGGATCAAGTGGGGCAGATCAATTCATCAGTGTTTTGAAAAATATTGAAGAAGGTCTTTACTCTCTAGCTCCAGATAATAAAGAACTTAAGCAGTTGGAATCCGAATTAGCTGCAGCTCAACAGGGTCTCGAAACAGCGTAAGCCAACCAAAAATATCATTTTTAAAGGCCCTTTATTGGGCCTTTTTATTTGCTGATATATACAGAAAAGAAAGAAAACATGAGACAAAGACTTTTTCCGTATTTGATCGCATTATCCGCTTTTTTAGTTTCAGGATCCGCTGCTTTTTATTCGGTCTATGGAATAGGAAAGATGTTTGCTGGTGCTTCTTTCCAGGTTATGGTTATGGCTGGGAGCCTAGAATTTGCTAAAATAGTCATAGCTTCTCTTTTGCACCAATATTGGAAGTCCATCAATAGATTATTAAGAATCTATTTTATGATAGCAGTTTTTATTTTAATTGGAATAACATCAGCTGGTATTTATGGATTTTTATCTTCGGCATACCAGGAAACTGCATTTAAGCTGGAAAACGGAAGGCAAGCTATAGAATTAATCGAAGGAGATAAAAAAATCCTTTCTGCTGAGATCGAAAGCATTAATAAGCAAATTGAGGATAAGACAAAGAGAATTTCGTCACTATCTGAGATTAGAGCTAAACAGCAGGGAACTCAGGACAACTTGATCAGCACCAATAAATCCACAAAATCTATCAATACCCAGATAGCAGGAGTAGAGTCTAATATAAAATCTCTAGATGCGGAGCTTAGAATACTTAATGATTCTCTATCATCTAAAAATAGACAAATAGCGACTAAAGATGTGGAGATAATGAAAATAAACTCTAATAAAGATATAGCCCAGGAGATAGGGCCAATCAAATATATTTCAGAAATAACTGGAAAGCCTCTAGGCACAGTGGTGAACTGGTATATTATCGCTTTGATGCTTGTATTTGATCCTCTCGCAATTGCCTTGGTTGTCGCCGCCAATTTTGCCTTTTCACAGGTATACGGAGGAAAAAATGAGGATAAGGGAGAGATCGATGATCATGCAATAGGTAATGCTGAGCCCGCTAAAGAACCAGACGCTGAAGAAACTATAGAAATAGTTGAAGAATCAGTAGAGAATGAAGAGAAAGAAGAGGTAACGGGGGAAGCGACGGTGGGAGAATCAGAACCAATTCCTACTGAAGATATCAGCTTACGAGAGGATGAAGAAATTATATCCTCCCCCGAGATTCAGTCGGAATCCCTTGATTCGGTGGATTTGACCGTGGCAACATCAACAAAAAACCCAGGGAAATTTTCAGGATACAAGTCTCAAGATAGGGAGCCGGAGCCATTTAGGGATCCAACCAGGATCAGATAAGACTTCTAGGGATTATGAATATATAGATGGGCAGATTATAGATGCCAACGTATATTCTAAAATGATAGGAAACATTAACAATACAGATCCAAGGTATATCAAATACCTGGAATGCTCCCCGGCCAAACAAAGAATAGTGTCATTTCAGGGATGCGATCTGACTATCAGAGAAGGATCCAATACAGCAGCGTCTATTAGTTTATGCGACTTAAGTCTAAATAAAGCAGATGCTTTCTCTGGATTTGACGGATGCGGGGGGTTTATTAAAAAATCAATAGTACTTCCCGGAAACGGAAATAAAACTATTACAGCTCCAGAAATTGTTGGAAGTAGCGGACAGGTTCAGATGCTAATATTTAAGGTTAAGTATCCGATATCATTGAGAGGAGCCGACAGATATATCACATTTGAATATAAAGGATGGATCGGTCCTATAGAAACATTAATGGTTCTTTCTGGAAGAGCACTCTATAATGGATGGGACATGACTCAATATTCAACAAATAATTCAAGTCCAGCTTTTTCACCGCAGATACAACCAACTCCTGCTTCCCCTGATATTTCTTTCGGCGGGTTTCTCCTAAGCAACCCAAATGAAGCTGATGTACAGGTTGAAATAATGATTTTTAATTAATGGCAACTCCTCCTTTAGTATGTTCATCCGGTGCTTATAATCAATTTCAAGGTATTGTTATGGACCGTTGTGAGATTAAGATGCTTGATGGAACTACAACGAAATCATCATTTAGCCTTTGTGACGTTGGGATTACATTAGACGACTTTTTATCTTTTAATACCTGTTTAGAACCGGGGATTTCATTGTTATTGAATCCAGAAGGTATTGATATGAACGGTGAGGTTAAATTGATTGTAATAAAAGCCACATATCCATCATCTATGAATCCATCTTTGAGGTACATAAATTTTATACATCAAGGAAAGATTCTTCCAATTGGTGACCTCATGATTCTCACTGGGAATCCAACTGCTGGATCTCCTGGGAGAGGATGGGATCTTTCCCCGAATGGGACTGAAATATCATCTCCTTATTTTGATCAGGGAGGTATGGTTCTATATAATCCACAAACGACAAAGATAAATATACAAGTACTACTGGGATCTAATCCCCCAGGTATTAAATAAAAAGACGGCAAGGAAATCTTTGCTGATCATGGATATATATTAAAAAAGCCGAAAAAATGGAACAAAACTTTTCGAACAACATTTCACAGATTCAATTAGAGGCATCTAAAGCAGCTGCTGCTAGAATTGCCCAACAATGGTCTGGAGTTAATAGTCCCAAGCCTGCGAATGGTGGGTCTTTTATCGAAGACAAGAAAATCAATGAATCAGTGAACACTGAGTCGACAAAATTAAAAAACAATAAAAAAGTATACTCTTTTGGTGTGCTAAAAACGGTGCAGGCATTAAAAAACTCATCATTAAGCGAAATACCTTCAGCTAGAGCAGTATTGGAGAGGTTTGAAAACCTCCTTTTGGTTAGAAACGTATCCGAAGCTTTCTTGATAGAGGGACTTTTGAACGAGCTTAAGGGATTTGAGTGGGAAAATTCAGTTAAATCTGCTCTCGATAATCTTCAGAAAGTTTACGAACACAGAAGAAGGGAGGTTGAGGTTGTTAAGGCGTACGAAACAATTAAAAATGCACCAGGCAGAGAATTATTTAGCGATGCTACGGATTCTATGTCAAAATGGCTGATTGCTGAAAATAGAGACTCCTCAGTTTTAGCATCAGGACTTAGAAAATGGGGATTTAACCCAATCGTTAGAAACCTTGTTAACTTTCTAGGAGAACATGAGGCGAGATCAAAAAATACTCTTGCAATAAAATCAGATAATTCCCAATCCGAGATTGTGAATATCTATTCTCCTCTTCTGATCGAAGAATCCAGAAGCATTTTCTTTACATCTGGAAAATTCTTCTACGTATCTGAGAATGAGTTAGGTGTTTTATCTGAATCTGAAGCTGCTCTTCTGCCAGCCGATTTTATAAACAAGGTTAAACTGATTAATGACCCTATGGTAAAGGTCTCTGATAACAGAGTTACTTGCTTCACTGGAAAAAATAGAGTTGACTTTGTTTTTGAAGGAGAGAATAAGAAAGTTTTATACAACGGAAATTCAATCAAAGAAGAGGACCTTCCTAAAGCTCTCAGTATGACCCTTCATACCATTTTTGAAGGATCAAATCAGGTCATTAATAAAATCAATGGAATTTCTAAGATTGCAGACGAATTAATGGACATCGACTTCGGAAAGAAAATCGTTTCTAAAATATACGAAAATGTTGAAGCTAACATATTTAAAGTCAACGGAAAGATATATGTCCAAACCTTCAATCCTTCAATGAAACTTAATAAGGTATACGAAGGAAATGCAACTCAGGCATCCAATATCATTAAGGAATTTATCAAATTTGACATTTCAGAATCACTCACTGAATTTTTGGATAGAGAAGATGCTATCAGAAGCGTAATGTACAATGACAGAACCCAGATCTCTAGAAATATAGAAATTTTGGAGGCAGAAGCTAAAAAGATAGATTCTGCAATTCAAAGTAATCCTATGTTAAAAGGATCTACCGAATTGGTTACTCTTAGAGAATCAATTGAAACTGAAATCGGGGTTTTGAAAGAAAGATGGAATCAGGTTAATTTTGAAATCAAAAAATTCGAATCATCGAAGAATGAAATCTCTGAAGATGTAAACGAAAACGTAGGGTATCCAATCGAAACTGAGGTTCGAGTTATAAAAAACGGATCAAAAGGTAAAATCATAGGAGTGGACGGAAATTCCAGGACATATACGGTTATGATGGAAAACGGAACAACAGGAGAATACTTCTTTGGTGACGTTGAAAATACAATCGATGAGATTTCCAATACCGAACTTGAAGGAGAGGTAGGGGAAACATCAGAAGGACTTACTCCTATGGCTGTAGCACCAACCGGAAGAGAGCTTAAGACTAAAAAAGATTCTCAAACAGAGAAAAAATCTAAAAAATTGATGGCTAAGGCCCCAGGAGGTAACGCTACGGGATCATCTAGATTTGCTGAAAACGAGAAGAATCACAATCTTGCAGACGTGACTAAGGTTAAGAAAACAGGAAAGGCCAAAGAAACTAAAGGTGCTGACAAACAAAACATGGCTCAGGCTCCAGATAAAATGGGAAAGAAAATGGGTGGAAAATTCATCCAGGATCTGAAAGATCATAATCTAGCTAAAGCTCCAGAATCTAACATCAAATCAGCAGCTAAATTTATAGAGGATCTGAAAGATCACAATTTAACTCTTTCAGAAAGCCAAAAAAATAAAGCTATTGAAAAAGCTCCAGCTCCTAAAGCTGCCAAAGATGGAAAGAAGTTTTCAGAAAATCCTAAGAATGCTAATCTTGCGGGAGCACACGGTAACTCAAGAAAGAATGGTAAGAAATTCGTAGAGGATCTGAAAAGAGCAGGATTATCAGCAGCACCAGGAAAGAAGAGTAAGTAATTAGAAATATCAAAGTAATATAGAATCCGCTTCTGAGTCAATCTTGGAAGCGGATTTGTCTTTTATACGATTTATTTTATTTAATAGTTTAGATTCTTCGGGAAATTTGGAAACTTCTATAGATTTAGTGGTAAAAAGATTAGATGTTTATTAGGGAAAATCTAAAAGAATGGGATAAGAATCCCAAAAATAATTCCCAATCACTTAATGGAGTATGTAAAAAACAAAGATCTCAAAAGAGCTCTAAAAGAAAGTAAAGAAAAGGGAGAACTAACCCAGGAGTCCATAAAAATGTTTATGTTAATAGTAGACGGAATGGCTAAGACAAGATCCTATAAATATCCAGAAGACAGAGAGGACTGTATTTCATTTGGAATGGAGGATCTCCTTAAATATTGGAACCGGTATAATCCAGATGTTTCAGATAATGCGTTTGCGTTCATATCACAGATAGCAAAAAATGGAATGCAAAAAGGATGGAAGAAAATTCATTCTACTAGATCTATCAAAGCAGTACCATTCTCAAGAATAATGAGAGAAGAAGATTCTAATATGAATGTATAATGGACATCAAGAAGCTCAAGCCGTCAGGTGATTGGAAATCAGGTAAGTATATTCCAGTAAATCCCGAAAAGTATATTGGGGATATCAATAATGTCATCTATAGATCCTCATGGGAAAGAAAATTTTGCCAATATTGCGATCTAAAGACCGAAATTTTGAAATGGAGCTCAGAACCAGCATCTGTTAAGTATTGGAGCCCAATCGATAAAAAGGAGCATGAATATCATATTGATTTTTACATAAAAGTTCAAAAGGGAGAAATTCAGGAGGACTGGTTTATAGAAATCAAACCAGAGGGACAATATGCTTTGGATAAAAAGCCAGAGGAAATAAAAGGACCACTTACAGAGAAGAAGGTTCGAGCTTACAACGAAAGAATGAAGGTCTGGATCACTAATAGGGCTAAAATGGAAGCTGCTAAGAGATATGCAGAATCCATAGGATATAAATTCGGTGCGGTCGATGAAAATTTCTTATTTGGATGATTAGTTTCACTGAAGGTTTTGAAAGATATCAAATAGAAATGAAATCACCTGCTGGGATGGCGGAGGATTCATTCTTCGAATACGGAAAAAATTATGCTGGTCCTTCCCAATTCGATCCTAGCCTATTTTTGATAGGAAAGCTATATACATTTTATTATGATGGCTCACCCGAAAAGGGTAAGTTCGTCAATAGGAGGCCTTTAGTTTTTTTTCTCGGGAGAGATAAGGGCAATTCTAAGCCCACAATAGAGGGATTAGATGTCATGCTTTTGCCTCCCCTAGACAGATTAAATTTCTTTAAGCGAATATTTTCGTCTTTTGGCTCTATAATAGAGAGAAATATTGAAAAAGAGAACGTTGGTGAAAAATCTCAGGAGCAGTTAAAGTTGGATTACTCTTCTCTAGATTCACTTATGCTTGGCATTAATTACAAGGGGGCATTCTCTAAATATTCACTTGAAAAAATGAAGAACGTACACGAGATTCCTTATCAGAAGTGGCATAAAATGGTCTATCTTAACACAAGGTCTATAGTAGGGTCTTCTCTAGAGGAGATATATAAAAAAATGTATAGAATCTAAATATGGCGGGATTTACTGATCAAAGAGGGAACTTTATAAATTCCATCATGAATAGCGTCAAAAAGATAGGATCTTTTGGGATGGCTTATGGAGATTTAGTAGTTAAAAATTCACAGGCAGTTGGTGTGACCGAAGCTCAATTTCTAAAGAATGGTGGAATAACAGACGAAAGCTTCCTTTACACATTAAGAAAATCAGATTCCACATCCAAGCAGTATATTGCATATTTCGACAAGGACTTCAAATCCAAAAGGACTTATTGTCAGGGGTTTTCAACAAACCCAGAAATAGAGTTTATTCTAGATACCATCTGTGATGAATCTATTGTTTATGATGAAAAGAATTTCTGGGCGTATTTTGCTTTTGCACAGCACCCGGATTTAAAAGATGAGATAGTTCAGGAAATAAATGACAGGTATAAAGAGGTCTATAATCTCTTTGGATTTAACCAGGATATATTTGCATGGCACCTTTTTAGAAAATTCCTGATCGAGGGAATTTTAGCATTCGAAATAATTTTTGATTCAAAAGGGAAAAAAATTATAGGGTTCAAAGAATTGGATCCATCGACATTAGTACAAAGCACTGAGCGTCAAGAGGATGGGTCTTACGTCGAGACATGGATTCAATTTCCTGATAATCCAAATCTCAGTAGAAAACTATACGACTCCCAAATTATTTATATAAGCTATGCAAAGGGTAGCGGTACTTCACTCAGAATAAGCTACGTTGAAAGATTAATCAGATCTTTTAATCTTCTCCGAATAATGGAGCACACTAGAGTTATATGGAACGTCATGAACTCTTCATATAGGATGACAATGACGGTCCCGATAGGTACAAAGTCACCTCAAAAGGCAAAACAGACTCTGGGTGAACTTATGTCGATCTATAAGGAAGACATTAGATTGGATTCAGACTCCGGTGAACTATTCGTTAATGGAAGGCCCAATATACAATTCTTTAAAAATTATCTGATGCCGTCCAGTCAAAATGGAACACCGGATATTCAGCCACTAGGGGGATCCGGAGATGCTGCGGCATTTACGGATACTAAGGCTCTTCAATATTTTTCGGATAAACTAAAACTAGACTCTAAGATCCCATTCTCCAGGTTCAATCAGAACGATCAAAACACTATGGGAACATTCAGTTCGGGTGCGGATGGTCTGGACCAGGAGGAAATAAGATTTGGTAAGTTCATAAACAGGCTAAGATCTATCTTCCAAGACATATTGGTTAAACCTGTATGGGTTCAATTTTGTTTGGATCACCCAGAGATGAAAAAAGATTATCTTTTAAAGAGTGAGTTTGGATTGGATTACGTAAAAGAAAACCAGTTTACCAAACAGAAGGAGATAGAGCTTTTAACTGCTAGAAAAGATCAAGTGATTAAGATTGCAGGGCTCAAAAAATCAGACGGAACCAACTACTTCAGTATGAAATATGTTCTAGATCGCTATTGGGGAATGAATGACCAAGATAGAATAGCGAACGAAGAATATAAAAAGAGAGCAGAGGAGAAAAAGAAAGCTGAAGGTGGAGAAGGAGAAGGTGAAAAAGGAGAAGAATTTAAGTTATAAAAGATGGCAGGATTTTTAGATAATTTTGGTGCCCAGTCCAATTCTGGAGTTTTTTCTAGAATAGCAGAAACTGCTAGAAAGCTAGGAAACTTTGGAATGGAATATAAGGACCTGGTGGTTAAAAACTCTCAGGCAATGGGTGCGGCCGAATATTCAATGAGGGAAAGATTTGGATTCGCACAGGAGGACGAGGATTTTATCTATTCAATAGCGGCTCAAGACACATCAAACAGGAAATATATTGCAAGTTTCGATAAGGAAGTACCTTTTAAGATAGACTTCCTTAGAAAATTTGCGATGAACTCGGAAATAGAGTATATTTTAGATACTATATGTGATGATGGAATTGTATACGATAAAAAGAATTTCTTTTGTCACCCATCCCTTCTAAATCTTGATCTCAAACCCGAGGTTATACAAGCCATAAGGGAAAATTTCAGGAGAATATATGTCTTACATGGAATGGTCAATGCCTTAACAGGATGGCAATATTTTAGGCAGCTTCTTGTAGATGGATTCATAGCGTTTGAGATAGTATACTCTTCAGACGGCAAAAAAATAGTGGGATTCAAAGAATTAGACGCTCTTTCTTTGACGCCTTCTGTTGAAAAACAACCAGATGGTACTCACGTACAAATTTGGTACCAATATTATGGGGATTCGGTTAGGCAAAGAAAGCTATATGATGGACAGATCATTTACATCTCTTATGCCAAGGGAAGCCAGGTAACAAGGACTTCTTACTGTGAAAGACTGGTGAGATCGTATAATCTACTTAGAATTATGGAACACACCAGAATAATCTGGAATGTCATGAATTCTCAGTATAGAATAAAAATGACGATACCGGTGGGAAGTAAATCCCCGCAAAAAGCCAAGGAAACCCTGGGAGAGCTAATGTCAGTATATAAGGAAGATATAAAATTGGATACGGTGTCCGGAAATTTAACTATTAACGGAAGGCCAAATCTCCAGTTCTATAAGAACTATTTATTTCCACAAATGGGGGGAGAATCTCCTAAAGTTGAAACCATTAATCCTCAGGGTCCAAATCTTAATGTGATGGAAGCTGTAGTATATTTTTCGAATAAGCTAAAAATGGACTCAAAGATTCCATATAACAGATTTGCTGCAAGAAGTGGTGGACAAGCAGGTATGTTTAAGATAGCTGCGGAGGGAGCAGAAAGAGACGAAGTAAGATATGGTAAATTCATAACCAGAATCAGATCAATATTTCAGGAAATCATAATCAAGCCACTTTGGATACAAATGGTATTGGACTTCCCGGACTTAAAAGAGGATGCGCTATTCAGAAGCCAGCTGGGTATAAAATTCGAAAGCGACAACGTATTTGGAGAATCCAGGGAAATAGAACAGCTAATCAAAACGATAGATTTTATCTCCGCTGCATCTGAAATAAAAGAAAAGGTTGGCGAAGAAGAGGTGCCATTCTTCAACCAGGATTTCCTTATAGACAAATATCTTGGCCTAAACAACGAGGACCGAAGAATGAATGATATTTATTTGGAGAAAGAAAAAGAGGCAGGAGAAGCGGCTAAACCAGCGGAGGGTGAAACTGAAGAAGCAGCACCAGCAGCAGAAACACCAACAGAAGAGGCCCCAACAGAAGAAACCCCGGCTCCTGAAGAAGCAGCACCAGAGGGAGAAACAACAGGGGAGGCTTAATAGACGGCTAAAATGAAAGTTCCTAGAAAAATAAAGAAGCAAATTCCCAAAGGCATATATTGCTACACAGGCATCAGATACGACTTTTCAACCGGAATATACCACATAAAATCCTGTCCTCAGTTTAAATACATAAAGGCATCACAAAAGCCTAGAGACCTGCAGGATGAAATAGATCTTGAATTTCCAGACGCAAAAATAGGATGGTGCAAATTGATCAAAAGCGAGATAGACGATCAATGCAAATCCTGTGGAATCAAAACCGGGTTCTGATTTTTTTAGCATTCAGTCGAATTTTAACTCGTATCCATCCATATAATAGTGAAATACAATCGTTAAGATTGAAATCATTCATTTTTAAACTATTATCATGGTTCAAGAACTACTTACCGAGAAGCTCCGTCCAAAAAAGATCGAGCACATGATCCTCCCTCAGAGGATCAGAAACGTTTTTTCACAAGGACTCCAACAGAATGTGCTTTTAGCAGGATCTCCAGGATGTGGAAAATCATCAATGGCTAAGATCCTAATGAAGGATCATCCACACCTTTTTATTAATGTATCAGACGAAAGCTCTGTAGACACGGTGAGATCCAAAATCACTGACTTTTGTTCGACGGTTTCCATCATGGATGGAAAGAACGCCATCAAAATAGTCGTTTTAGATGAGTTTGACGGAGCTTCGGATCAATTCTATAAAGCACTAAGGGGCACAATAGAAAAGTTCGCTAAAGGCACTAGATTCATCGCTACATGCAATTATCTAAACAAGCTCCCTGATCCAATCAAGAGCAGATTCGAAATTTTTGATTTTGATCCCATCAACAAGGAGGAAGAGAAGGAAATACAGGAAGAGTGGGTCAAAAGGATTAAATTGATTCTGGATAAGTTGGATATTAAAATATCAGAGAAAGCTCTGAATGATTTTACTGGAAAATATTTTCCCGACATGAGGTCAGCTTTAAATACCATCCAAAGATGGATGATAGAGGGCATAACCGAAATCTCAGAAAAGAAAGTTCAGGAGAATTTTTGGAGCTTCGAAGAACTTTTCATAAAGCTCACAGAGGAGAAGGATCCTATTAAAAATTACCAATTGATAGTGGGTCAATATTCAGGTAAGGTTGATGATGTCATGAATTCTTTAGCCAATGATTTTATTCTTTGGATTAAAGAAACTAAACCACATCTATCACAGTATATCCCGCAGATACTAATCCTAACCGCCAAGTATCAGGCGGAAAGAAATTTGGTAATTGATCCCGTGGTTTCTCTCCTGGGCCTATTTTTTTCAATTCAAAAATTGTTACCATGAGTAAAAGAATAATTATAGTCGGACCTGGTGGGTCAGGAAAAGATCATCTAAGAAAAAGATTAGAGAAAAAAGGATTTAGACACTCAGTTTCTTGTACATCCAGACCCATGAGGGAGGGAGAAATAGATGGAGTTGATTATCATTTTAAGGACGAGTCATTCTTTCTGAATAATCCATCACAATTTATAGAGATGGAAAAATTCAATGGTTGGTATTATGGAACAACACACGCAGAATTTTTAAAAAGCGATGTGATGGTCATCACTCCCGGAGGAGTTTATAATCTTCCAAAGGACGTTGTAGAAAATTCTTTCATCATCTATATCAATCCTTCTGAGAGTATCAGAAGGGAAAGGCTTAACGCCAGGAAAGACGCAGATTCGACTGAAAGAAGAATAAATGCAGACCGCATAGATTTTGAGAATTTTAATATTTTCGATCTTCAGGTAAAGAATGAGGACTTTTAAATACAAGATAGAAAAATGGGAATAAATGTAATAGTGGATGGAAATTATCTATTTCATAAGACTTTTGGTGTAATCGCTGGATATGGAGATAAAAATCCAGGCGATTTTTTAAGCTCTCCTGGTGACAGATCCATGCTCATGAAAAAAATTATGACGGATCTTTGTTATTCACTTAACTTAATACCTGGGGTAGATCAAGTTATTTTCTGTAAGGATTCCAGATCCTGGAGAAAAGATTTTAAGATCACTAGGAGCTCGTACAAGGAGAGTAGGGTGAAAGAAGAAGGCGTTGATTGGACATCATTTTTTCAATTAATGGAGGAATTTGGAGCGTTTCTAGAAAAAAACGGGTTCCACTATTCTAAGGTTCAGGGCGCGGAAGGAGACGATCTATTATGGCACTGGAATAAAAAACTCAGGGAAAAAGAACAAAATGTATTGATCTTTACCGGAGATAAGGATATGCACCAATTGGTTGGGCATGATAATCAGAGCTGGACCATAGTATGGAATGCAAACTCTAAGAACAATAAAATTGCCTGTTCTAAAGGGTGGATAGATTCGATCAGGGTCACAGAAAAAGAAATGTCAATATTTGACGTAACTCCAACTAGCACAGACGAGAGTCAGCAATTAGATTCTTTTCTCAGAATGTGTATAATTGAAGAAATTGATCCATTCGAGTTTATATTCAAGAAGATACTTGTTGGAGACAAAAAAGATGATGTCCCAGCTGTTTATGAATTTATTAATTCTAAGGGTTCCATATCCAGATTAACAGATTCAAGGGCAGAAAAAATATGGACTGCATTTAAACAATCCAAGTGGAACGATTTAGATCTGGAACAGGTCTGGAAGGATGCTGAATTTCTAGAATGGGTTTCAGGATTCATTTTAAGATCCATCGGAGAAAGCGACACCCTAGAAAAGAGAGAAATAGCCAAACAGAACTATTATGAGAATGCAAAATTGGTTTGGCTTAATCAGGAAGCGATTCCCGAGGATTTGGTTTATAAAATGAGTATTCTCTCTAATAATCAGATCAGTGAATCAAAAATTCCTCTGTTGAATAAAAAGACTATGATAAGCACGTCTCCCTGGGGCGATGTTAACTCTACACCTAAACAATTTGATCCATTCGATTTATTTTAAGCCATGAGTCCATTTGATATAATAAAATCTTTCCATTCCAAAAACTGGGACAAAATAAAAGATCGAGATAAATCTCGAAATTTCTTTATGATCAATAGGATCATGGCTATAGAATATCCCCTGCAAGCGGGAATGTTCAATCATATTAAAATACAGCCCGATAGAACTATAGATTGGTGGAGAGATAATATCTCAAGGATCTATAAAAATTCGCCGAAATGGATTTTTACCTCCACAATCAAAAGAGACAAGAAGGAAAAGGAAGAATTTCCGGAGGAGGTAATTCAATTCATCAAGGAGAAATACAATATTTCATCCAGAGAGGTCAAAGAAATACAGGAATTCTATCCGGAAAAGTTCTCCGCATGGGTTAAAGAAATAAAGGAGATCTATTTTTAACCCCTAAGTTCGCGAAATGGGATATATAAACAAAATATGCCCGTTAAATGAACGAACTTAGCGATATCACTATTAGGCAGCTTCTAGCAACCAACACCGTTGGAGCAAACAATCAGATTTCTAATAGCAATTTTGACCAATTAAGACAGGGTTTTGACCTGTTAAGGAATGCTTTTGGAATTAGTATTCAAGATAAATCATTGAATTTCCCAACAGGGAGAATCAATACCAATATCATCAAAGCCAACCTTATTAATCTCCCAGTTTCCGGGATTCCCACTATAGAAATAAAAGGAGATAATGGCGAAATATTAGCTTCTGGAATAAATCTGGTCAATGATATATTCGTTGGCAGACACGCAGTAGTTGGAAATAAAAATTCTGGGGGTAGATTAAGACTCATAGAGGATAGAACAGCTCCACTTCCAACTTTACAGCCTGGAATAGTCGGTCAGGTAAGATTCACGGGTAATGACTATCAGGGGTATCTGACTTTCGGAGAGACCCAGGCCACGTTCCAGTTTGATATCAATGCGGGGGGAACAGCAGGACAAACAATCTCAGTATTTTATAATAACGGAGGGGGACCTGTTCTCGCAGGTACAGCTTCATGGACAATCGATAATGTCACAACAGCAGAATTATTGGTAGCAGATATTTTACAAAATATCTCAATGCCATGTTCGGCTTCATGTTCTCTAAACACAGTTACTATCATAGCAAATGCTGGATATGGGGCATCTGCTAACTCACATTTAGTTACTATTACAGGAACAGTTTCAACCACTCCATCGACAGGATCTCTCTCCGGTGGAATTGATGGCTTTGACGCTTGGGTGTCCTTTTTATCAGGAACAACTGGATCTAATGGAGCAACAGGAGCTACTGGTTTGATGGGGCCTACTGGACCTGCTGGTGGACCAACAGGATCAACGGGAAGCACTGGTTCAACTGGAGACACCGGACCTACTGGTGCAACCGGTGCAGTAGGGGCAACAGGAGCAATAGGGGCAACCGGTGCAGCAGGAGCAACAGGATTCACGGGATCAACCGGTCCAACTGGTGCACAAGGACCTATAGGATCAGTAGGATCCATGGGAGCAACTGGTCCAACAGGAAGAACAGGTCCTACTGGAGCCCAGGGACAAATCGGGGCAACTGGGGTTACAGGTCGAACAGGGGCAACGGGATTT